TTCCATCGGAAGAAGGGGAGCAGTACGAAAAACACGGACCTCTCAAGCACCATGGCCTTGAGCACGGGATGCTCTGGCGCTTCGATCCAAGCCTTTTGAATGGCGTTTGCTTCGGGGATGTCTTGGAGCTTGTGTGCTTTTGCAATGTAATCAAGAGCAAGGTCGTGCTTCTCTTCGTCCTTGATGTTGGACTCAAGAAGTTCTTTGGCTTCAATAGGGAAGTCTTTTTTCAGCGCACCTTGGATGAAATCACCGACAGGGATCTCCAGGTTGCGGAGGGCAAGAGCCCGAAGCATAGCTTCTTCGGACCCTTCCTTGAATTTACCTGCCTCCACTTGCACGGGAGTCCAGGTACGTTTACGAGCGAGAAGTTTCTGATAGGGGTTCATTCAGCACAATCACATTGAGGTTCAACAGAGTCAGTGACTTTGTCAGCCCAGAACTTCTCTACATCAAGATCCTCCAGTGCAGCCATAGCGTCGCTCTTGTCTTGAGTATCCGGCATCACTTGAAGTGAATAGTAGAGAGAAGTCTGTGGACTAGCAAGCCACTCTTCGATGAAGGATTGGTTGTAGGTCACAACGTCGCTCCAACTATTCATGGAATATCCATGCATCAATCCTGTGTTTTGGAACAGGATCAAAAGGTTATCGGCAACCTTACGGTATGCCTCCCAGCCCACGTCAGAAGCAATCTGCACGGGACCGTAATCAAAATGTTCTACACCAAAGGTACCGCTGTCACGGTCCACCTCCGTGGAGATGGGTGGAGCAATCTCAGGACAGGTGGTGTACCCGTCAAGGTCCTGATAACGATAGCTACACGAAGCAGTAGGGGCAATGGCGAAGGCACGCACCATGTTATGGGAACGAGCCACAGTGGCTGCTGCCTTGATACCACGGTCGAAAGCGAGCGCAAGATCATAGGCAGGACAGGGGTCAAAATCATAGTCTCCGTTGGCTACAGCCTCCAGAGCCTGACCAAATTCTCCGTAACTTATTTCGTATCGTCGGAGGAGGTTAGCCAGTCCAAGGAGTCCGAGTCCAACTTGCCTGTCAACGTCGGGTGACAGGTACTCACCAGACTGTCCAACGCCCGTCTGGCTATGGAGTGAGCACAGCTGGGACATACCTGTAGCGAAAGCGTCTGGCAGGTTTGTGAGAGTACAGGCACCGAGATTAAGGTGCTGCAGCAAGCAAGTTCCACGTGAGGGCAGATATACCTCGAGGCAGACGTTGCCGTAGATTCGGTTTCCTTTGTCATCGTATCGTACTTTGTTCAGCCAGATGTCACCCTTCTTGATACCCGTAAGGAGCGCCTCGATGACCTCATCACTGGTTGCTTCCCACCAATCTGGTGTGATATTGACGCAACGTTTGACCCAAGGTAGATCACCGCGACTAGCAGTAATAAACTCAAGGACATCGTCGTGATTAAGATCCAGGTGACAGACAATAGCTCCATTTTTATAGTGTCCACCCCGTCGAATGATCTCATTGAGGGTGGAATAAATCTTTGCAAAGGATACAGGACCAGAAGCGGTCAGTCCTTTGCCGTTCTCTGCACCCTTGGGACGCAGCTTGGATAAGTGAATAGCGCACCCTGCCCCAAAACGCAGAGCGTGAGAGGCGAAGCGCCACGACGCCTCAATGCCTTCAGGACCTTCCATGCTGTCCTCAACAACGAAGACAGTACACGATACAGGGAGGCGAGAGTTGGGATCATCGATCCATTGTTGGACACGGCCAGTGCGGGCAATGAGTGAGGTGGTCATTCGTCGGTGGACTCTTCTTCGGTGGGGGCGGTTTCTTCTTGTGATTTCAGCAGCTCATCACATGCTGTAATAGCACCTTGAATCTGCTGCAATGCAACAGCAGTTTCGTTGTACTTTTGGATAAGTTGTTCTTTGTACTCTGCGGTGGTCATGGTGTAACTAGATCAGTCAATACGGGGGGTTGGTAGTTTGGTCCCTTCAGGACCTTACCGTCAGCACGGCGGATGGGGGTGCCGTCCAAGCCAAGCTTAGACATGTTGGATTTGTGGACACGGTGTAAGGCTTCTTCAAGATCCCACTCCATGTTCTCTGCATACTGAAAGCATACATAGACAAGGTCAGCCAATTCTTTCAGCTCTGCATCATAGGGCTCAGAGATAGTAGCATCAATAAACTCTCTGTATTCTTCAGCGATCAAATCCCGTTGCATAGTCCGGTTCTCCAACGAGTTCTGGATCCCATAGGAGCTGCGGAATTGAATCGCTTGATCGCCTAGGCTTTGATTCGTGCAGTGTTGTGTGGTGGAGTTCATTTTCAAGATAGTGGATAGCCTTTTTAAGGTCTTGAGTCTTTGTGTTATCACCCTTGAAACCGGCTCTGCAAATATACTTAATCGCATTGCCGAGATGATAATTGAGGTCTTGGTCACGGATAAAGTCCCAGACTTCTATGGATCCTCGGGTGTAATGAGTGGGTGATTCGGCCATTGTTTGACGAGATTCTGTACGGTGTTACACAGTACAAAGTTCTGCTCCTGCAGAGCAATGAACACTGTGATCAGGTCTTCCTTTGATGCTTTGTCAAGAAGGTCATGAAGTCTTCTCATCTTGAACTGTTGCTCCATTGTCAGCTTTGTCACCGGGGGTGGCGGGAGGCTGCCAAAGGATTGGTTGTCCGAGTCTTGAGTCATAGTTCTCGTACTGCAGGATCTTAGCAAGCCGAGCATTGAGGAGAGCATCATCGTCTGACAATCCTTTCTCTCGATAGGCTTGGCACACAGCTTCCCAGTGGAAGTCATGTTTGTCAAGGAGATCAGCAGCACGTTTGACTCCGATGCCAGGACAGCCAGGGTATCCATCAGTGGGATCACCTGCCAGTGCCTGGATCATGTGCCAAAGGTTACCTTCCTCCTTTGTAATCTCTTCAACATCTCCTTTCATGTCCCAGTAAAGACCAGGAACCTGACGCAGATCCTTGTCAGGACTACACAGGATGGTCTCGTCAGAGTTAGGCATCGTTGCGTCAATGCCAAGGGAGTCATCAGCTTCAAGACCACGGCGGGTCACAGTGCTAAAGTTTTCTTTGCACCAGTTGACCAGACGTTTATATCCCAGGGGCTTCCTGCGATTTCGATGACCCTTGTAATCGGGGTAAATTTTTTTACGGAAATTTTCAGAGGATGAGAAGTACAGGATAACGTTGTCATCCAACATGTCCTTTGTGAGTTTCTTGATCTCACGCTCAAACATTTTTACAACCTCTGAGAAGTTGGACTGAGCGATTATGACATCGTGTCCGAAGTCAAACTCGTACTCATTCGCTTGGGCGGACTTGTAGCCAGTGAAATCAGCGTCAATTAAAAGCATTAGTGAACTTGAGCCCAGTTGTCCCCGATCTGTGCGTCTGCATCGATGCGGATTCTGAGCTTGTAATAATCACCAGCCATAGCGGCTGATGTGGTGCAGATAGATGCAACTTCGTCAGCTACATCTGGTGGGCAGCCGAGGGCTTGTTCGTCGTGCACAAAGGCGTACCGTTCGTGCTCGATGCCCTGGAGCCTGTCATGGGTGATCAGGAGCCAACGCTTCGCCAGAACCCCAGCTGCCGACTGCAGCAGGAAGTTCAGTGCCTTGTGTGGCGAGTCAACGCTGATCTGACGACCGTCGATAGATCGTATGGAAGCATTCTCCTTCGCCTTACGTTTGACCGCCTCAACGAGGCTCTCCAGGCCAGGAATGGCGTCAAGGTATGCCTGACGTATCTCTTCACCCTTCGACTTGGCCTGCTGTTTAGTGAGCTGCGGATCATAGCTGAGGCCGATCTTCGTTGTTGACGCACCGTAGAGGAAAGCGTATGTAACAGTCTTGACCGCCCTGCGGGAGATCCCAATCTTGTCAGCATTGACCTGATGGATGTCATCATTGAGAAGGATGTCAGCGTAGCGCCCACCGTCGTATCTGGCAAGGTAGTGGGCAAAGATTCGTAGCTCGATGCCAGCAAGGTCACTGTCAACCAGCCTCCAGCCAGGCTTTGTAATGAACAGCTCGCGGCAATCAGCGTCAGAACTTACCTGGGCAAGGTTCGGACGAGCATGTGCCATGCGATGTGTGGCTGCTCCGATGAAGCAGGAGTGATGAAGTCTGCCATTCTTGACCAACTTCAACCATGCGTTGTTCCCTTGGGATAACATTCCGAGTTTCTTTTGTGTTTCAAGAATGCTCAGGAATACAGACGCCTCCTCCGTGCCTATGTCCTTCAGGACTGTTTCATCAATGACTGGCTTACCAGTCTCTGTGAGCTTTGTGAACTCCCAG